AGAAAGTGGCGCGCTCAGATTCACGCAGATGGCAAAGTCATGAAGCTTGGCTCATATATGTGCAAGACTGCCGCTATTTTCGCGAGGAAGCGGTCAGAGATCGAATATGGATTCACTCAGTTGGCAGGAGACCGCAAGTGGCAACTCTGCATGAAGTAGCCGCGCACCTTGGCGTCACGATCAAATATGTGCAGGATCTGATCGCCAACGGCACTTTGGAAAAGAAGGGGCGCGGGGAGTACGACCTGAACGCATGCCGCGAGGCATACATCACGCGGCTGCGCGAAGCGGCGGCTGGACGGGCGAACAGCGGCGATCTGAACCTGACAGACGAGCGCGCCCGCTTGGCCAAGGAGCAGGCCGACGCGAAGGAGATGGAAAACTCAATCACGCGTGGCGAATTGGTGTATATTGAGGACGTGGCCAAGCGTGTCGAGGTTGCACTGTCGAAGGTGAAGATCAAGATATTGGCCATACCCACCAAGGTCGCGCCGGAAGCGGCGGCGGCTGACGACGCGAAGGAAGTGCAGGCTCTCATAGAGCGCCACATCATTGAGGCATTGAATGAACTCGCAGGAATCGACGCGGCAAGCGCAGGCTGAGAAGCTGGAGGCCAGATTGGCCGAGGCGATCTCGATTGCCATGATGCCACCGCCTCGGCTGACGGTCAGTGAGTGGGCGGATACATATCGGGTGCTGTCGAGCGAGAGTTCGGCAGAGCCGGGCAAATGGTCAACATCGCGGGCCGAGTACCAGCGCGGGATGATGAACGCTGTGTCTGATCCCGACATTGAGACTGTCGTTCTGATGACATGCGCGCAGGTCGGCAAGACGGAACTGATCAACAACGTCGTCGGCTATCACATCCATCAAGACCCGGCCCCCATGCTGGTGGTGCAGCCGACGCTGGAGATGGCGCAGACATGGTCGAAGGACCGTCTGGCACCGTGCCTGCGTGACACGCCCGTCTTGAGCGACAAGGTCAAAGATCCTCGGTCGAGGGACAGCGGCAACACGACACTGCACAAGACCTTTGCTGGCGGGCATGTGACGGCCTGCGGGGCCAACAGCCCGGCCAGCTTGGCGTCTCGCCCGTGCCGGGTCATCCTTTGCGACGAGGTTGACCGCTATCCGATCAGCGCAGGCACCGAGGGCGACCCGGTGTCGCTGGCCAAGAAGCGATCCAGCACGTTCTGGAACCGCAAGATCATCTTGGTCAGCACGCCGACCGACAAGGGTGCCAGCCGGATCGAAGCAGCCTACAGCGAGAGCGACCAGCGCAAGTTCTTTGTGCCTTGCGCCGACTGCGGTGAGCATCAGGCGCTGAAGTGGGGTCAGGTCAGTTGGACGGACAAGAACCCGTACTCTGCAATCTATACCTGCGAACACTGCGGATCGGCGTGGGATGACGCGGCGCGCTTCAGGGCGATCAGGTCGATGAGATGGACCTGATTGAGCGCAGTGAGAACTGGGGCGACGAACTGCCGGAAGAGGTCTTACTGCTGACCGCTGGCGTTGACGTGCAGGATGACCGCCTTGAGGTCGAGATCGTTGGCTGGGGCCGGGGTGAGGAAAGCTGGTCGATTGCCTATGAGACGATGTACGGCGACCCGTCGTCGGCGGAACTGTGGAACCGCTTGGACATCACGCTGGCGCGCAAGTTCGACCATCCGCGCGGGGAGATGGTGATCAGGTCGGTCTGCGTTGACTCTGGTGGTCACTACACTCAGCAGGTCTACAACTATGCCCGGCTTCGGGCTGGCCGCCGTGTCTTCGCCATCAAAGGGATCGGCGGCGAGGGCAAGCCGATTGTGGGCAGGCCGACGAAAAACAACATTGGCAAGATCAACCTTTTCCCGGTCGGCACCGACACGGCTAAGGAACTGGTCTACGCGCGGCTGAAGATCAGGGAAGAGGGCGAGGGTTACTGCCACTTCCCGGTCGGTCGCAGCGATGAGTATTTCCGCATGCTGACGGCTGAAAAGAAGGTCACCCGGTACTTCAAGGGCAGGCCGAGGACAGAGTGGGCGAAGGTGCGGACACGCAACGAGGCGCTCGACTGCCGGGTGTATGCGACGGCTGCTTTGGCCATCCTGAACCTAAACCTAGAAGCTGTTTACAGTCAGGCCCAAAATCAGGTATCATCCGACAGGCAAGACAGGTCCGCGCGTAGGCCTGCGATGCCTATGCGAAGCGGGTTCGTCCACGGGTACAAATAATGGCCAATCTTTTCGACGCTGCCAATGCTCCTGAGGTCGAACCTCTCAAGTTTGTTCTTGGGGACTTCGTCCAATGGAAAAGATCGGATCTTGTGGCCGATTACCCGGTTGCGCTGTACAGCGCACAGTATGTCGCTCGTATCAGCGGTGGTGGCAGCACAGAGTTCACCGTTGTGGCGACCGAGGCTGGCGGAACCTATTTGTTCACCATCCCAAGCGCGACATCGTCTGGCTTCACTGCCGGGGACTATCACTGGCAGCTTGAGATCGTCAGGACATCTGACAGCAGCCGGATTGTCATCCAGCGTGGCGATTGGTCTGCCATCGTTGACCTAGACGACAACGGTTCTGACCCGCGCAGCCACGCTCAGATTATGATTGGCAAGATCGAATCCATCTTGCAGGGCAAGGCCGACAGCGACGTTGGAAGCTACAGCATCGCTGGCCGCTCTTTGACCAAGATGAGTTTCGCGGAACTCATGGAAGCCCGCGACAGGTACAAGGCTGAGTACACTCAGGAACTTGTCAAAACGCGGATTGAATCAGGCAAGCCCAGTGGCGCAACTGTGAAGGTGAGGTTCGGCTGATGGGTTTCTTGGACATCTTCAAGCGCCAGAAGAAGGCGACAGGCAAGCGAGATTATCTGGCTGCCTCGAAGGGCCGCCTGTACATGGACTTCAAGGGCAGCAACAAGTCTGCCGATTCTGAGATCCGCTGGGTTCTGCGGGATCTCCGCAACCGCGCCCGCGATCTGGAGCGCAACAACGAATACGCTCGTCGATACCTGCAATTGATGCAAACCAACGTGGTAGGCGAGAATGGGTTTCGCCTTCAGTTGAAGGGCCGCAATATCGACGGCTCAATCGACATGGCGGGCAACAACATCATCGAAGGTGCGTGGGCCGAGTTCTGCCGCCTCGGCGGCCCGACCGTTGACGGCAAGATGTCGATGGCTGACCTGTCGAATGCGGTTGTGCGCGGCGTGAAGCGTGACGGCGAGGTGTTCCTGCACATCGTCCGCAAGCCTTACCTGCGGCACGGTATCGGCGTCAAGCCTTACCTGCGGCACGGTATCGGCGTGCAGATCATTGAGCCTGACCGGGTCGATGAGCAGATGAACGAGACGCTGCGGAATGGCAATCAGGTCCGCATGGGCGTCGAACTGGACAGCAAGACCCGCCGGGTGTCGGCCTATCACGTTCTGGTGAACAACCCCGGCGACTATGATTACACCACGACGACCACGGGCATCTTCCGTGAGCGCATCCCGGCTGACCAGATCATGCACGTCTACAATCAGGAACGCGCGGATCAGACGCGCGGTGTGCCTGAACTGGTGACGGCGATGCCAGCCCTGAAGATGCTGCACGGCTATCGCGAGGCTGAACTGGTGGCGGCCCGTGTCGGCGCGGCCAAGATGGGCTTCTTCACGTCGCCCGCTGGCGATGGCTTCACGGCTGACGGTTATGAAGACACCTTCACGCCGATCTATGACGCCGAGGCAGGCACTTTCCACCAGCTTCCGGCTGGCGTTGACTTCAAGGCCTTCGACCCGACACACCCGACATCGGCCTTTGCTGACTTTGAGAAGGCCATCCTGCGCGGCATCGCTGGCGGGCTGGGCATCAGCTACACCGCGCTGGCCAACGATCTGGAAGGCACGTCCTACTCATCTGTGCGGCAGGGTGCGCTGGAGGAGCGGGATTTCTACAAGACGCAACAGCGGTTCTTCATCGAACACTTCATCGATCCGCTCTTCCGCGTCTGGATGGCCCATGTGATGGACTTCGCTCTGATCCCGATCAACGGGCCGGGCAAGTTCGACAAGTTCTCAATGGGCATTTCTTGGCGTGCGCGTGGCTTCCAGTGGGTTGACCCGCTGAAGGAGATCAACGCGGCTGTCGTCGGCTTGCAGAACGGCATCATAAGCCACACCGACATTGCGGCGACCTATGGCCGCGATGCCGAAGAGACGTTTGCCCAGATCCAGCGGGACAAAGAGATGGCGGCCCAGTTCGGCCTGTCGATGGCCTATGAGCCTTTCGGCACCAAGCTGCCTGTCGAGGCTCAAGTGGAGGACAACTCGAATGGCGTATGAACCGACAGGCGGCATGAAAGAGGAAGCCCAGCGCGGCCTTGATTGGCGGCGTGAGTTCGGGCGCGGTGGCACCGAGGTTGGCATCGCCCGCGCGCGTGACATCGTGAACGGGAAGAACCTGTCGCTGGACACGGTCAAGCGCATGCGGAGTTTCTTCGCCCGACATCGCGTTGACAAGGAAGCCGAGGGTTTCAGCCCCGGCGAAGAGGGCTACCCGTCCAATGGCCGTATCGCGTGGGCCTTGTGGGGTGGCGATG